ATCAAGCGGCAAGCAGCCCAGATGATGTCCATGTCATCGTCCAGCTCGGGCTCATCGGCATTCAAAGCAGACATAGGTACCGTCCTTCTGGTTGGGTTCAGCGTAGTCGTTCTTGGAGTTACAGCGTGAGCATACGCACGGACCGATGCGGGTAACCGAGAACTGCCTTGATCCACCCATGCGGATGGTTTCAGGGCCTTCCTGGTCATCGGCACGGATCACACCCCAGCACACATTGCACCGTGAGGGGATCCAGGGGTCAGGGCATCGTTGTTCGTCAGTGCAGGCGCACCATCCGTTAGACATCACTTACCAGCCTTTACCGCCCTAGCGGCAGCAACAACCACATCGGCCAGGTTGAACAGTGAACCAGGCTCATCAAGGAACATCATGGACAGGTAGCTGGCAGCCTTACCACCAGCCTCTGCTGTCCAGACCTTCTCCAGGAGCCAATAGGTCTTCCCGTCTATCTTCCTGCGGTTGAGACGCCAGGAGGAACCAGGTCCTCCTACACCTCCGTCCGCTTTCGGAAAGTACTTATTGCTCCATTCCTGCACTTCAAACGCTTTGTCTCTGTATCTATCTAGGTTGTCCTCTATGTGAGGTGAACCTTCAGATACATCGTTCTTTGCGTCTTCAGCTTCTTGTATTTGAGTAGTTTCGTGTTCTTCGTCTTCGGCGGTTTTACCACTGAACAGATCAATTGTTCTATCGGCCGCCGGAGACTTCTTTGCAGCTACCCTAGCTGTCAACTACCTATCTCTCTCTTTCTTCTCTGGCATGTTGTACTTGGCGAGTGACCCTTTTTCAACGTGTTTCGCTCAATCTTTACAATCGGGCCCGCTCAACGAAATCACTCAGCTTTCTCAGATCCCTGGTGAACACCTGTGCGATGTTGTAGGTCTCATTCCTGGAAGCATCCGTGATGGTTGCACCGAGTGTCACCTGGACGCCCCTAGGTACCCAAAGAATGTCCCCAGTGGGCCGGCTTACGAACAGGAAGTGCCTACGGAGCAGCAGTTGCATCCCCCACTTCCTCACGTAGCTGGACTGGCTACAGAGTGTTGCGTACTTGCTCTCTCCCCAAGACTCGGGGTCGCTGTCAAAGCGTCTACTGAGGGACTTGACCTCAACCTCATGAACGGAGGTCTTTCCGTACACTGTAAGGTCAAACGTGTGATGGTGTGAGCGTACCTCCTCCTCTGTGGTTGCAACCGTGAACGGGTGGAGCGTGACGGTGAGTCCGTTGCGGGTAAGCACTGAGCCTACCCAGGCTTCCCAGAAGGCGGCTTCGTTGGCCCTGTCGGAGAAGGACTTGGAGGGGATCATTCCTCCTCCTCGGTTGAATCAAACAGGCTCTCCGGCTCATAGTCCGGGATGGTCGGCTGGGTTTCGGTCAGGTGTCTGATCTTGCGCATGTGCTCTGCCATGTATGCCTTTCGGTTCTCCCATCGCCTCTTTCGCTCATCCAGATTGGGCATGAAACTCATTGGGTGCCCCCTCGCACCAGGAGGCCACTGGTGCCCAGGCACCACCCACGCGGTGCCTCCGAGGTTGTGGTCCAAAGCGCTCCACGCAGGTCGGCTCCACGCAGGTCGGCTCCACGCAGGTCGGCTCCACGCAGGTCGGCCCCGTACAGGTTGGCGTCAACCAGGATGGCTCCGCGCAGGTCGGCTCCACGCAGGTCGGCTCCACGCAGGCTGGAGCCGCGCAGTCTGGCGCAGGTCAGGTCGGATCCGTACAGGTCGGCGAAGCGCAGGTCGGTTCCGCTCAGATCGGCTGCGCGCAGGTTGGCGGCGGGGATCAGCCCACGCGCCTGGAGCCAGCCGGCGAAACCTGGGTAGGCGACGCGCAGCCAGATGGCGTGCAGCGGGGTCCAGTCAACTACCCGCACACGCATGCGGCCGCTCTTGGATGGCGTGGCAAGCTGTCGGAACAACTTAATTCCATCGCTACACGCCGAGAACCTTAGGAGTTCTTCCTCATAGATGGTCACGCTGATCATTGGTGTTGACCTCCGATCGTGATGAGTGGTAACGTGCCAGGTTCACGTCAAGGGCCGGTCTGAATCGTCGCATGGCCATTGACACTGCGCTGGCACGGCCACAACAAGGGCATGTGACGCAGTTCATGAACAAGAGCTTCTCTGTTCCGCTTGGTTCAAAGGCGTACAGAGACAACTGGGATGCGTGCTTCGGCAAAGCCGAGGAAAGGAACGATGTGAGCACCGTGGATAGGGCTGAGGAGCGTGAGTGCCTTGAGGCTGTCGCTGACCAGCTTGGGGACGTGGAGCTGACTGTTCTTACCCGGATCGCCCAGCGTCTGCTGGCTGGTCAGAAAGCCTACGGCAAGTGGACCGCTGGTAAGCGGAAGAACCAGTACGAGGCCTTTGAGGAGGCCTGCGACCTGGCCGTGTACACCGCGTGTGCCATGCATGAGATCACGGCTACTGTGGACGGAAAGGGTGGTGACCTGTGACCGTTGAGAACCTGCCCAATGCGCCCAAGCTCGTGCTCACAAAGGGATGGCTTGTCCTGTGGACCGCTGCGGCCGGGGCGTCGCCCAGGGCGACCATGGTGCCCACCAGGGATGAGGCGCGACGGCTCAAGCTGGTCTACACCAGCGATGGATGCGTAGACGTTCGCATTGTGAAGCTTCTCCATTGGCTCACCGAGGTTCGGTGACCGACAAGCTTCGCGGCGTTGTCCCGTGCCTGCTTGATTCAGAGGCGTCAGCCATTGGTGCAGCGCTGTGTGACAACGGCCTGTGTGAGGTCCTGACCACCGAGCTGTCGGAGTCCGACTTCTACAGGGCAGAGCACGCCTCCATCTTCCGTGCCCTCAAGAGTCTATCTGACGATGGCCTAGAGGTGACTCTGGCTAGCGTGAAGGATAGGTGCCATGCGGACCTGGAGGCCTACGTTGACCTAGGACGGGCTATCACTCGTGGGGGGCTACACACCCTCATCAATGAGCTAAAGCGCGTCAGCGGGCTTCGTACGGTCAGGGACGCGTGCCTTTCGGCGGTGGCCAAGGGAGGTACTGACGCCAAGCTGGAAGAGGTCCTGGATGAGCTGGAGCGGTCACTCTATCGGGTGGACCGGTCTGGTAGTCAGGAGGCCAGCGACGGCTCCGACACCATGGGCACCGTAGTCCAGAACCTGCTGGACCGGGTTGCTGGCAATGGCCCCAAGGTCATCTCTAGCGGCCTCAAGGAGCTTGATAGGGCCATCCTTGGGCTACGTCCTGGCAAGATGATGGTCATTGCTGCCAGGCCCGGCATGGGCAAGACAGCGCTGGCTGACACCCTCAGGCGCAATGTTCTGGAGCAGGGGTATGGGGCTATTCAGTTCAGTCTGGAGATGGGCGCTGAGGAGCTTTGCGAACGTGAGCTGGCCTATAGGGCGAAGCTCAACCTACGCAAGATCCTTGCTGCCAAGGAGATCAATGCAGAAGAGCTTGAACGAGTCAGAGGAGCTGTCGGAGCTATCGTTCAAGGCCGCTGGTACATTGATGACAGTACCTACAGCATCACTGGAATGCGACGACGTGCACGGATTGTTGCTGGACGTATGGCTCGCAACGGCATCAAGCTCGGCGTTGTCATTCTTGACTACATACAGCTCGCGGGCGAAAACGGCGATGGCAGAGAGCAATCCGTGGCTGCAATTAGCCGTGGATGCAAGCTCATGGCCAAAGAGCTTGATTGCACGGTACTGGCACTATCGCAGCTCAACAGGGCTTGTGAGGCGCGCGATGATCGTAGGCCTATGATGAGCGACCTGCGTGAGTCCGGGTCCATTGAGCAGGACGCTGACATCGTTGGCTTCGTGTACAGGGAGCACATGTACGACAGTGCAGTCCCCGACAGCGAAGCCGAGTTCATCATCCGCAAGCACCGTTCCGGTCCCACTGGAACAGTGCGTGTACACTACAACAGTAAGCTGGTGTCGTTTGAGGACATCAAGTCAGAGGCTTCTCTGACGGATGAGGTACAGGACGCATGATCATCTCAACTGTTTACTACGTGGTCACCAATGACGGGATTGCCGGATCGTCACGCCCGTTCACGAACGGCAAGACGGCGGAGTACGTGTGCAAGCGCTACAACCGACATTATCCCAACAGCGATGCCCACGTGGTCATCTGCCAGTGCCACACGGTAGGCATGGCCAAGTTCTCCAACGATGGCCAAGCAACCAAAGGGTTGTTGCCCCTGCTTCAGACGCTGAAGGGTGAGCACATGGCCAAGGGCGGGGACGGGAAGTGAGCATGCGCTTATCGTTTGCGGCATTCATTCTACTGGCATCCGCGGCATCCGGATGTGCCCATCGGGACCTACCGCTAGTGATGCACTACAGTGGCACAGAAAGGGGCCTGGCAATGGCCCGATCTGCCGCTGGCTCCTGGAACCAGGTCTGCGGGGAAGTGGTCCGTGTTGAGCCTGGTAACGCAGGCAACAGCCATGGTCCCAGCGACTGGTACGCCACGGAGAAGGAGTACGGTCCATGGCCTCCCCCTCCCGGACAGAACCTGCCCGCCGATGCCAGGATCACTGGGCTGACTCTTCCTGGCTTCAACCAGGTCTGGGTGGCCAAGTGGGATGACAAGGAGGTGGTTGTGTGGGCGCATGAGTTTGGCCACGCGCTTGGAAAACCTCACATGCCAACTGGCATCATGGAACAGGGTGCTTACGAAGGTCTTTACGAGCCCGGCGGAACTAGTCTGACTGCTGGCGCTATCAAACCGGAGGATTGCCCGTGATCGCATACGACACATTCACTGCGTTTCCCAAGATTCCCAGGCTCAAGCGGGGGATCATCGTCACCGAAAAGATTGACGGCACCAATGCTCAGATCGTGGTTCCTGATGACCCCAGCCTCCCGCTGAAGGCCGGAAGCCGTAACAAGTTCATCACTCCTGGTAGTGACAACTACGGCTTCGCCAGATGGGTATGGGACAACGGTGAGGAGCTTCGGAAGCACCTTGGTCCAGGACAGCACTTCGGTGAGTGGTGGGGAGCCGGCATCCAGCGACGATACGGACTCACCAGCAAGCGCTTCAGCCTGTTCAACACGGGCCGGTGGCCCAGTGACCTACATGTATCAACTGGCGGACTGCTCCATGTGGTGCCGGTTCTCTACAACGGAGACTGGTCTCCTGAGGCCATTGAGGGGTGTCTTGTCGGCCTACGAGCGAATGGGTCCAACGCTGCCCCGGGGTTTGACAACCCGGAAGGCGTCGTTGTGTTCCATCGGGCCAGCTCAAGCATGTACAAGATCCTGCTTGAGAACGATGAGCTTCCGAAGGGGCTTGTGCCGTACGCCGAAAAGCAGAACCAGGCCAATGACGCGTGTTGAGAACGGGTTCGTGGAACCTCACAAGTGGGACATCAAGTGCTTGTGCAAGCGCTGCCAGTCACTGACCTGCCTGTCTTCACAACTCTCATCTGCACTGGAGGAAAGAATGGACGGATCTGCCGTTGCCCGCGACACTGACCTGGCCGGGAAGTACATGGTCTGGAACCCCATGTCCACCGTGCCCGTTCACTTCTACTACAACGATAGGCCTACTGCTATCCGGGTGGCTCACAAGATGGCTGTGGCCAACCCTGGTGAGCGATTCTGCGTGTGCAAGATCGTTGGCGCCGCTGAGACTACCAAGGTCCAGTACACGGACTATGACGTGGTGAAGCGATGAGTGAGTGCAGGACGTACTACGTGATCAGAAATGGTCCCAGAACTGGTCCCAGTGTGTACGTTGACGGCAACGGGCTCATAGGGTCCGCGCTCAAGGAAAAAGCAAAGAAGTACGATTCATACGCCGCAGCGGCACGTGACTACGTACGGATGGGACTACACTCGTACAGGATTATTGCCGTTCGCGTTAAGGTGGTGCGCAAGAAGCCGTCCATGCCGTCGCTCCACGATTTCAGGGATAGCCTTTCAGACAATGGATGGCTGCCTTCCCTTATTGATCACGCCAAGTCGGCATGCGAAGCCGCTGGTGTGAAGTTCGGACCGTGATGGCCGTGACTACCAAGAAGAAGTACAGCGTCCATGAGCCCGAGAAGGCCATACAGCGACGCATCCTGGACTGGTTGGAACGCACCGAGCTGCTGCACTGGAGGGCCAATGCTGGCTGGGCCTTCGTTGGCCCACGCATGATCCGGCTTGGCCCTGACGGCATGCCCGACGTGGTTGTGGTTGTCGGCCCGGCCGGTCGCTTCATCGGCCTTGAGGTCAAGTCCGCCACCGGCACGCTACGTCCAGCCCAGCGTGAGTTCGGAGACAAGATCGTCAACGCAGGGGGCATGTACACGGTTGTCAGGAGCCTTGAGGATGCTCAGAATGCCGTGGCTCACGCACTTGGAGAAGAGCAATGGAATGTACTGCAACGTTCACTGAAGCCGGAGAAACAATCAAAACGGTCCAGGTCCCGCCCCTTGAAGCAGCGCGCATCATCGCGTTCTCCCAAGGGTTCTACGACCTTGACCTTGAGCCAGACAACGGAGTCCTCAAGCTCACGGCCACGGCGAACGGCGTCAAAGTCACGGTCCGGGGAGTGACGGTGGATGAGCTTGCCAAGAAGCTCATTGAGAGGGTGAAGTGAGTGAAGTGACGGAGGTTACCAGCAATGAATGAACTAGCCACAGCCCTGGCAAAGGCCCAGGGAGCCATTGAGGGGGCCAAGAAGGGCCGCCGTAACGACCACTTCAGGAGCAGCTATGCTGACCTTGCAAGCGTTTGGGACGCATGTAGGGAGGCTCTGTCGGAGAACGGGCTGTCTGTTGTCCAGTTCCCGATTGAGGCTCCTGTTGGCCATGTTGGCCTTCGCACTATCCTGCTGCATCAGAGCGGGCAGTTCCTTGAGGACAAGTTCTTCATGCCCGTCAAGGATGCGTCCAACCCGCAGGCGGTGGGGTCGGCTCTCACGTACGCACGTCGCTACGCTCTGGCTTCCGCAGTGGGCATCGCTCCGGAGGATGACGATGGCAACGCAGCTGCTGCACGTGGCGCTGCTGCGTACAAGGCACAGAACGCGCCAATGGCCAGCCAGAAGGCCCTGGCCGACCAGTTCCAGAACGGAACCATCGCTGCACGACGTAGCCTTTACAAGGCCGTGAACGATGGTGAGACTCTGGTGGATTGCGGCAAGGAAGCGATGCTTGCCAAGTTCAACGAAATCATCAATGCGACTGCGAAGGGTGGTACGTCCAAATGAGTGAAATCAAGGTCCGCGGCTACGTCAACAAGTTCCAGGTTCGCCAGTCCAAGGCCGGCAACGCCTACTACACGTTCAGCCTGGCTGAGCGCATCAAGGACAAGACCGCTCCCGACGGCAAGCGCAAGGTGTACTTCAACTGCACCATGTTCCAGGACCCTCCCAAGGAAGGCGACTTCGTGGAGGCCAGCGGGTACTTCAGCCCGCGTGACTATGAGAAGGATGGCCAGAAGCGAACCAGCCTGGACATCTCCGTGAAGGCTGTGGTGGTCAATCCTGGCCGTGAGGCTGGTGCTCCCAAGGCTGATGACAAGGACCCTTGGGATATCTCTGCGGGAGCCCAGTGAAGGGTCGCAACGTGTCGGTGCACCATGTGACCTACCGTCTGGAAGACATTGAGAAGATGGACCTGTGGCCTGGCGACACGGTTCATGTGGTGGGCCAGTTTGAGTGTGATGACGTCCACCTGGTGGTGGATGCAGAGGGCAAGGCCCGTGTCCAAGAGACACCTGCCTACGCTCAGTAAGTCGGCCCTGATGCTGTCTAGCTGCCTTGCCTGGACTAACCCCCAGGCTAGGCAGTACGACGATGCATTCACCGACAACAGCAAGCGCGACCGTGGTACTCGGTTCCATAAGGCCATGGAGCACATCCTCTCCGGGGACACGCTCTACGCCGTAGACAAGGACATTGAGAACCTTGTGGAGGCAGCCCTGGGGTACATGGACGCCATGTCCTCGGTGTGGTCACAGTACCAGGTTGAGGTGGCCGTTGGCATGTCCGTCCTTGCGGCAGACAACGGGAAGGCCGAGGTCCTGCCAGACGTAAAGGACCGTAACTACCCAGACTGGTACGGGTGGGCATTCGGTACGGCTGACCTTGTCATCCACACCAAGGATGGGCTGGTCATCGCAGACTGGAAGACAGGAGGTTCGGAAGGTGCCAAGGAGCAGCTTCTGAGCCTTGCCTACTGCTTCCAGAAGGCAACTGGAACCAGGGTTGACCACGTTGCCTGTCTTTCCGTGCAGGAGGACAGCCAGGGAAGGGCATGGGTCACCCCAACCTTCTACCCCGTTCAGCCTGGTGAGCTTGAGGCTCATGCGGACAAGGTTAGGGAGGCCTATCTGCGCTCCCAGGATGCCCCAGGAGGGCCTTTCCCTGGCATCCACTGCACTACCCTATACTGCCCCCATCTGGCCTTCTGCGGGGCGATTGGGAACGTTGTGAGCGATGCTGCGCACGGTCCAGAGGGCAAGCTGGCTACCCAGGCGGCTAGGCACCTATACGTCATGACCGACAGGCCGGAGAGCGATGCTCATGCCGGATGGATCATGGAGCGTGTTAGCGCCGCAAAGAGGCAGCTTGATTACTACACGAATGCCATGAAGGCGTACGTGAACGATGGTGGCAAGGTCGCATCTGGCGGCTTTTAGTGGTCTAAGGGTCCTGACGGATTCCGTTGGAGAAGGAAAAAGTGATGAGCGACAGCGACAACAAGCCGAAGACGATCGTGAACGTTGAGGAGGTCCTCCAGGAGGAGCAGGACATCAACAACAGTATCATCCAGTACTTCGCGAAGAAGACCGAGGAGTACCTGCGTGAGTACAAGAACGCAGCGGAGATTCGTGACGTTCGGGCCATGGCCATCGCGGCGTTCCGGTACGGTCAGCTGGCCCAGGCTGCGGCTTCCACCTTCGGGCAGCTCGGGGTTGGGTTCGCCACCGCCGCAGGCATGGACAGGACCGAAGCGCTCCTGGTCGCCACCGAGGTTCTCCGTGATGCCCGTGCGGTCATTGGTAGCGCCCAGCAGCGCGCCAGCAAGGCCCTGGATGACGCCGGCATCCCTCTGTCCGAGCGTCCTGGTGCTTCCCGCGCCAGTGCCAGTACCAGTGCCAAGGCCAACAGCAGCTCCAACTGAGCTACGGCTCCAACTGAGAGCCGCACTCGGCTAAAGGCCGTCCTAGGCTAAACGCCTCTAAAGGCCCTGGGGAGACCTGGGGCCTTTTTTATTGGCTGGTCCAAAAACCGCCGGATTCCCAGACTAGGCTTTTCCCCCCGGATTTACAGACTAAGGGCGCGTTCCCTATTTTGGACGCTGTAGGTGGAGTGCGGTGGAGTGGAGTGGAGTGCGCATAGGTGCATATATGCGCTCCACCGACATGTCGTTGCATGGTTTGTGACGGCACCAACCTTGCTACGTGCGCGCATGCATGTCTGCTGACGTCTGGTCAATCCGTTCCCCATGGCAATCGCCCCCATCCCATGGTCTGCAGCCCACACCTTGATCTCCGCGTAACCATTGGTTGATCTCATGTATGGTCACTTTTCAGGGGTCTAGCGCCCCCGCTATCCAGGTGAATCACACGTGCTTTCGCGCAGTTGCGTGGACAAGGTGGTTGGCAACGGTTGTGCATTACCCCTAGTCGCAACGGCAAGCGGGCGAAACGAAAAGGGAAAGAAGGACAACCATGAAAGTCGGCATTGAATCGCGATACGCAAGCCCTGATAGCTCCCCGACCATCCCCTGCTTCCCCCTTCCTGCCGACGAAGTTGAATCGTGGTCCGAACGGTTTCCGGTAGAGGATGAGTGTGCTCCAACCGTCCGGTGTCCCACGTTCCCGGCTGCCGATGTTCCCAACTTCCCGTACAACGCCGCGCACAACGCCTGATCTGTAGGAGAAACAACCACCATGTCCCGTAAGAACACCACCTCTACCGCGGTCAACCCCCTCTCACACACCATCCGCGAATGCGTCCGCCTGTCCACAATTGTGAACAACACTGAGCCTTCGGATTGCCTACGCCTACAGTACGACCAGCAAACCGGCATGTGGTGCGCCTCAGTGGGATATTGCTGGACGTGTGGGTACGGTGAGACCCCGGAGGCTGCTACAGAAGCTCTTAGGTGCGCTCTTTCTGCCGAGGTACCGCGGGCTGAGAAAAGGAACGCCGAAAGGGCAGAACGTGAGGCAAGGGAGTCTTCCGCAAGGGAGGCTTCCGCAAAGGAGTCCTCCGCAAAGGAGTCTTCCGGTGCAATCGCCGAGTGATCGTGAGAGCACATGCGACATGTGCTGCAAGGTCCGACATCTGATTGAGACCTGCTCCAGACACATGGTATGTGTCAAGTGCTACGACAAACTCCGACATGTGTGCGAAGCGTGCTGGGGTAGGGATGTTCCTGGCAGTATGAGGCGAACTGCGCAGGGTGTGACCTTGTGTTCCTCATGTGACCGCATGTCGGACGATACTTACGCCAGCTGGTAGGAGGGTAGTGTGCTTTCGTGTGGGTCCTACGGGGCCCACAAGCAAGCTCAGCAACCGTGTAGGACACTCAACCTATAACAGGAGAAACAGCAACCATGTCGTTCCGTCACTCCAAGCTCGCTACTGTTACCGACAAGTTCCCCGCTGGCACCACCGCTGCAGACATGCTGCGCCTTAGTGAGACCAACTGGACTCCCCAGGTGCTCCCAGTTGAGGCCGCCTGGGCTGACTGTCGCAATATCCGGGTGCTGGCCAATCCCAGCAATCGCCGGGCTCTACAGGCGGTAACCAGCGACTACTCGGTCAACTCGCACGTGAGGCACGTTGAGGCACTGCAGCCTCTCATTGCCGACGGTACGATTGCCCCGGAGCGTGTGTGTAGCTGGCGTGACGGCGCGGTGTTGGCGTTCCAATTCCGCCTGCTGAACCTGCAGGACGTGCATGTCACCGATGGGGATAGTGTGCGCATGTTCCTTACCATGCTGTTCCGTCATGGCACGGGCCGTGACTCCGTCAGTATCACTTCGTTCCGCTTGGCATGCTCAAACCAGTTCGGTCGCATTGCTGCGCTTGATGTGGGCAATCGTGTGACGCATCGCGGCAATGTTGAGGAAAGGTACGATGAGGTAATCCGTCGTAGCCTCACTGAGCACAACTCCGACGTGTACGGCCGTGTGGGTACCATGCGAGCCATGGTTGGCAAGCGGATGAAGGGCGATGAATTCCTCCGGTTTTTTGCCGAGTCCTTCGGAACCAAGGGAGACGACACTACTGGCACGGTTCTTGAATTGAAGGCCTATGGTGAGGCGGTGGCCAAGGCCGCGTCTTCCGGCACCAATCCTGCAAGCGTGCGTGAGCCCACGGGTATCGCCGGTAAGGTAGTGGATGTGGTCCGTGTCATGCGCAATGACCACACTGTCGCACATGAGCACAAGGGTACTCTCTGGGCGGGCTACAATGCGGTCACGTCCTACCTTACCCACACTGCGGGGAAGGATGAGTTCAACCGTCAGGAGGCCGCCATTGCGGGAGACGTCATTGACGTTGCGTGGTCCGCAGCGACCAGGGCGGTGGCGCGATGAGCGACGGTTTCCTAGTCCTCAAGTCGGCCAATGCAAAGCTTGGGCCCAAGGGTAGCGTGGCAACCACGTACGCTCCCATTCGGCAGAGTTGCCCTACATCCTGCCCGTTCCAAGGTGAGGGATGCTATGCACAATCGGGCCCAGTGGCCGTTCACCTCAAGAGGTTGGAAGCGCAGTGCGTGGACCCTGCAGGAGACGATATGAGCCCGCTTGCCGTGGCCAAGAAGGAAGCGGAGGCCATTAGGGAAGGAGCGCTTCAACTGGCATCCAAGGGCCAGCAAAAGCCATTGCGCCTTCATACCTTCGGAGACTGCAAAACCTCACAAGCTGCACATGCCGTGTCGGAGGCCTGCAGTGTGTGGCCTGGTCCTGTCTGGACCTACACTCACGCTTGGAGGGATGTTCCTAGGGCCATGTGGGGCAATGTATCTGTCCTTGCCAGCGTGGAGGACATGTATGCCGCAGAGCTTGCGCTTGACCAAGGCTATGCACCGGCAATTGTCGTGCCAGAGTTTCGGTCAACCAAGGCTTGGAAGGACAATGGCCTACGTGTCATCCCCTGTCCCTCCCAGACTCAGGATGACGTCACATGTGTTGACTGTAGGCTTTGCTGGGATGATGTGGGTCTGAAGGAGCGCAAGTCTGTCATTGCCTTTGCAGCTCATGGTTCCGGCAAGAGTCGGGCCAAGAGAGCGCTAAGGGTGGTGAAGTAGTGGCTGGCATCGCACTTCTGGCCCTGATGGCGTTCGTTGCCTACCTGAGCAGGCAAAGGTTCTAGTAGGCCACACGGCCTCTAGTGTATGTGGGCACCTCGGAGGGGGAAGGAGGTGGGAAGAGGTGCCCGCAACAACCATGCCAAGAGTCCCCGGTACTCTATCTGTGAACGCCAGTTCACACTAAGTGCAACCATCTGCACTTGAAGTGCAACATCCTGCACAACTGTGAACCACTGTTCACACCATCCACTGGCACAACACTTGCCCCAACCATCATCGGCAACATCCGTGCCGGCATGAGGCCGGCTTAGGCTGGCATGAGTCTTGCCCTAGACCGTAACAGCAACCATGTAGGATACACGGAGTGTTACTGGGTGTTACGGTACCGATGTAGTCTAAGGGTGCCGATGTAGTCAGTGCAGTCTACACGTATACCAGTGTAGGCTACATGTATCTGATGTGGGTGGTGTGGGCTGAGGTGGTCTAAAGGGTCTGATGTGTGCTGGGGGTGATAGCCCCCCAATGGGTGGCACGTCGGCGGCCCGAAGGGGCCCATCAGGCCGGAATAATTGCGGAATACTTCCGAGCACCAAAAGCAAAACCCAGGTGTGCCGTTATGGGGCACCCTGGGTCGGTCACTCTGTCTATCTACGGTTCGTGGCTGGCCGTGTCACAGCCCTTTGGACTCTTGCCGTAGCAGCTTTCGTGAGAGGCGATTGGATACTACATCCTGATGGCCACCAGTGCAACACCAAGCCGTTCACACAAACGCTTGATATTCAACACTTCCTTCAGCTCATCCTTGGCAGCAGCGAAGCAGTAGAAGGTACCAAGGCAGGTACCGTTCCCAGCGCTGGCCACTGCCATGATGGCTTCCTCGTTGTTTTTACAGTGGATTATCCGCATGCCCTTGGCGGCAAACACGAATCCTCTGGCAACACTGGAGGCTGTACGGGTACCCATGGCCCCAGATACGTTGATGAAACCATTGGAGAATCTGTGATAGGCAATGGTCTTGTTGATGGCTTTCAGCAGGAGCTTGGGTACGTGGTTGATGATGCCACCACGGTCAATGGAGTAGTCCTGGAAGCCAATCACGTACGGGGTTTCAGGGGTGCCCCTAGACCCCTGAGCGCAAGAGCGAACCAGCTGTATCCTCTTGTATTCTCTGGGGTTACCGATCTTACTCAGTCTATCCTTGGCTCTAGTATGAATGTCTTCCTCGGTAACCTCAGTGACCATCTTCTTGTTTAGTTCCATAGGTTTGTGTTTTATGTGGTTTGTTTATTTCTTCGTAAGGGAGGTAGTTCGTAGGTCTTCTATAGTAGGAGTATTGATCAGCCCTAGTAGACCGGAGAACTATCGCCCTTACACATCAGCATGTTCTATCTGACGTTCGTCCATCTGCAACCACTATCTCCTGACCTTTACACTACGTTCAGTACTACTACTGAACAGAGCAGTCTCACCAGACGGCCTATGGACCCGTTCTGAAAACCCTGTAATAGTTCGTCTATGTGCATCAATGAATGTGTGTCAAATGGGACACACTGGGGGCTAGATGGCTGATTACAGCAAGCCTGAAAATTCCATCAGGGGTGGGTTTGTGGTCA